GAAGATGGTTTAGCTGATGAGGACATCCCTCTCGGCGCTACTGACGATTTTGCTAACTTAGACGGTCAAAACTTAGGTGACTTTGCTGGCGAAGGCGAAGGTCAGCAACTTACAATCGACCTTGGTGCGCTTCAAGAAAGCATCGAAGCACTCAAGCAGTCCATCGACGAAGACGAAGAGGTCGACCTTTCCGAGTTTATTAACGAGGAAGAGGACGAAGAAGAGTTAGAGGAAGGCGCCATGTCAGGTCTTGCTAAGGGTATCGGTAAGGCTGTCTCTCAGACTGCCAAAGGAGTCGCTAAACTCGGTGGCGCTGCGGTTGATGCCGTGACCGGTGATGACGAGGAAGAACCTGAAGAAGAACTCGCCGAAGAGATGGATGATGGCGAAGACGACCTTGAAGACAAGGCTGCCGAAGCTGCAGCAGGCTCAGCACTAGACGGCATCATGAGCGCTATGTCAGAGGATGTGGATGCCGATGACCTCGTCGAGAAGATTATGGAAAAACTTACCGTTGATATGGGAGCCGACCTTGCTGGTTGGGCTGGCAGAAGCCAAGAAGATAAGAAATATCAAATGGAAAAAGAAATGGCACACCGTCGTAGCACGGATGTCGAAGAAGAATTAGAAACTTTGAAGAAAGCACAAGAAGAGTTGGTTTTCGAAAATAACCAACTTACAGAGAAGCTTTCGGATTACGAAGCAGTTTTAGGCGAATTGAAGGAAGGTCTCCAAGACACTAATCTTTCAAACGCTAGACTGTTATACACGAACCGTGTGTTGAGAAATACCTCCTTGAATGAGCGGCAAAAAGATAAAATTGCCGAAGCTATTTCAAACGCTGGTTCAGTTACAGAGGCGAAGACAATCTACGATACACTTCAAAGCACAGTGGAGGCTAAACCTAAGAAAAGCCCACAATCACTGAGCGAAGCAATCGGTCGTCGCAATACTGTACTTCGGGCAACTCGTCAAGAGGCGCCCGCGTCCGATCCATTCCAAGATCGGATGAAAAGACTAGCTGGAATAAAATAATCATATATAGTATAAAGGAGGTGATTTAAAATGTCTAGTATTATCGAAAGATTGACCGAAGGTGTTGTCAATCGTGATATGCGTGCTGAAGGTTCCGCTCTTCTTTCCAAGTGGGAGAAGACAGGACTTCTTGAAGGTCTTAATAACGACCAACAAAAGAACTCCATGGCACGCTTGCTTGAAAACCAAGCAAAGGAACTTCTTCGCGAAGCAAGTACTCTTGCTGCTGGCGATGTTGAGGGCTTCGCTGCCGTCGCATTCCCCATCGTCCGTCGCGTATTCGCAGGCTTGATCGCAAACGATCTTGTCTCTGTCCAACCAATGAGCTTACCCTCGGGTCTCATTTTCTTCTTGGACTTCACATTCTCGCCTAACGCCGGTGATAAGGCTGCTGGTGGTGTGTTCCCTCGTATGGGTAACGCTGAGGATGCTTCTATCTACGGTGGTAACCAAGTTGGTTCGCAAATCACTGGTGGTGTTGACTTAGTCGCTGACACTGGTCTTGGTTTCTCGGGTCCTCTTCGTGATGGTGCTGTTGGTTATGCTTACGCATCTCCAAGTGGTAGTATCACTGCTGCTGGTGCTGGTGTCGCTACAGCCAAGTTTGCTGTTTTCGACCTTAACGGCGCCGTTACGGAAGCAAATGCAAAGCTCATCCAATACGATGCAGATCTTCTTGCTATCACTGACTCGTCTCAGAACGTAGTTGTCGTTGATATCTCTGAAGACCTTATTGCTAGCACTGCTGGTGACCCTGACTTCGACAACGTATCAGCTTTCACCATGAACGCTGCTAACGTCAACAACTTGCACGCCAACATTGCAGGCATCGCTGGTCAAGTTCGTCGTTTGAGCACAATGGTTTCTTCTGCTGATGCTATTTGTACTCCAACAGCTGGAAAGCGCGCACTTCGCTTAGTCTTCATTGACGCTGGTGCTTCTACTGTCGGTTCAGCAACCCAGCTTACCAATAACTTTGGTGCTGCTGGTCTGCAAAGCTGCCCAGTCAAGGATCAAATCGATGCAGCCGGTACTGTTGGTGCTGTCGTCGGTGACCTCTTCCCACTGGAAGCGGTTGGCGCGATCCCAGAGATCGACATTAAGGTCGATTCGATTGCTGTTACAGCTCAAACCAAGAAGCTCAAGGCTAAGTGGTCCCCAGAGTTAGGTCAAGACCTTAACGCTTACCACAACCTTGATGCAGAGGTCGAGCTTACCAGCATTCTTTCGGAGCAAGTTGCTCTCGAAATCGATCGTGAGATCCTTGCTGACCTCGTGAACGGCGCTACTGCTGCAACCTACTACTGGTCGCGCTCTCCCGGTCTCTTCGTGAACCGTGAGACTGGTGCTGAGCTTGGTGCATCTTCGGCTGCTCCCGACTTCACTGGTACTGTGAGTGAGTGGTACGAGACTCTCGTTGAGACCATCAACGATGTTTCTGCTCAAATTCACCGCAAGACCCTTCGTGGTGGTGCTAACTTTGTTGTTTGCTCACCAGAGGTCGCTAACATCCTTGAGTTCACTGCTGGATTCCGCGCTTCCGTCACTCACGACGACGAGAGCGGTTCTATCGGTGCAGTCCAGGTTGGCTCACTGAGCAAGAAGTTTGATGTCATTGTTGACCCATACTTCCTCCGCAATGTGGTCCTCGTTGGTCGTCGCGGTTCCTCTTTCCTTGAAAGCGGATACGTGTACGCTCCATACGTCCCACTGCAAACTACTCCTACGATCTTCGGACCAGAAGACTTCGTGCCACGTAAGGGTGTCATGACCCGTTACGCGAAGAAGATGGTTCGTCCAGATATGTACGGATTAGTCATCTGCCGCGGTCTTTTGGGTGAGTCAGGCGCTAGCTGAGACTTAGTCAATTAATTAAGAAGCCCCCTTGTTCTGCAAGGGGGCTTTTGTTTTTCAGAAATGTTGATCTGCTAAAAATTTTCCCCGGTAATTTTTTGAGATTTTGACTTTAACAAAACTATTTACTGTAACTTGAATTATTCTCCTTGGGCGAGGCCACTGCCCTAGAAAGAGAGTATTCCGAAGTGGCTGGAATGCGATCATTGAATATAACAAGTTATTGCAATAATATTAAATTATAAGGAGAAAATATTATGGGAAATAGAAGACTGGGAGCACAAAGATTAAATGCTCTACTTAAAAAAGGATCTACCGGAACAGATTCGTCATACCAAGCCGGCGCCGCCGCCACGCCTATGATCGTTAGTCACAACATCAGACGTGAAGGAAAGTTAATTGTTACTGAGATTGCTATTGATCTTGGCGGCTCTGGGGACAATCAAATTGCTTGTACTGCCAATGCTGATCGTCCGATTGGACTTAAAAGCTCAACGACTCCGGCGCAATTGATGCAATGGGAAGCTGATCTTCACGGAACATTCCTTTTTGCAGAAGCGATTGTTCTTGAAACAGCAACCACCGAAACTGCTATGTCTTTGGCAAGCGGCACCGCTTCTGAGGCGGTTGACGAAGCCATCGCTGGTCGCGCCGACGTCATTGCTGGACTCGCTGTTAATGCCCTTGGTATCACAACATCTCGCGATATGGACGGTGTGACTGCAGAAACCGGCTTGGTTGCAGATGGAGAGTATCTCTACTTGACCAACGACAGCTCTGGCGCAGTTGACTTTACTCAAGGAAGGATTGTAATCAGACTTGTTGGCGCAGACAACACCTGGACTTTCTAATTTAAAGTTGAGTTCCTAATATATCTAAGCCTGCCATTACTGGCAGGCTTTTTTATATTTTTAAACTAGTTATAGTAACATCACAGGAGATAAAGTAATGTTTTTTCCACCTAAAAGAAAATCTAAGGCTAAAGTAGCAGCACCCGCTAAGGCAAAATCAAAGCCGGCTCCCAAAAAGGCGCCCGCCGCGGCTCCTAAAAAGGAGACAGCTAAAAAAGGCGCTACTAAAGCAGCTTCAAAATCAAAGAAAGATTAGGGCTTATTAACAAATTATATTTGATATTGACATGCCCCCTGTATTCGCAGGGGGTTTTGTTGTGAATTTTACTACTTAGTTTATAGAGGGACTATTAATGCCAACAAACCTTAAACCTAAGTCTACTACAAGTGCGATTATCTTAACTTCAACTGGCTCAACGGACAACGTTGCAGCAGCCGTTCCTTTCGGCATGTACACCGGTTCAGTGGAGTTCATATCTGGAGCTGCATCACAAGTAGCCTATGTATATAAGAAGCTGGGTGGCGATGTTGTTGACATCGAACTTACACCATCAAACGTCTATGCTGCATACGAAGAAGCGGTTTTAGAATATTCGTATATTGTTAACCTTCATCAAGGTAAGAATGCGCTGGGTGACTCAATCGGGGATGTCACCGGAACGTTTAACCACAAAGGTGAGATGATAGGTTCGGTTAGACCAACAGGATCAAACCTTAGAGTCCCAAGATTTCAAGCCAGTTATGCTCAGAGGGTCGGGGATGGCCTCATGACTCACACTGGTTACGGTGGTACGAGACCAATTTATTCGGGCTCGTTCAAGCCAAATGCCAATCAACAAGATTATGATCTACAATATATCGTTAATGATGCTAGCACATCAGGCAGTATGCCGTTTACTGGCTCCGTAGATGGCAAGAGAATCTTTGTAACTAAAGTTTATTATAAGACTCCTCGCGCAATGTGGCGTTTCTACGGTTACTATGGTGGAATCAATGTTGTTGGCAACTTAAACACATACGGACAGTTCTCAGACGACTCTACGT